ATAGTTAATCTCTGGGACTATTATGATCCTAAAAAGAAAAAACCCTATTATCATGTCGATGATCCTGAAGTTATCGAAACTGTTTGCAAACACTATACAAAGATGTTACAATTAAACAATGTTTAAAATAAAGACCTTAACTGTTAAGAATTTTATGAGTGTGGGCAATAGCACTCAAGCTGTAGATTTTGATCGCAAGGATCTAACACTGGTACTAGGTGAAAATATCGACCTTGGTGGAGATGACACCGGTGCTAGAAATGGTACAGGTAAAACTACTATCATCAATGCATTAAGTTATGCCATGTATGGTCAAGCACTGACTAATATACGTAAAGACAATCTCGTAAACAAAACCAATACCAAAGCCATGTTGGTAACCATTGACTTTGAAGTTAACAGCATTGACTATAGGATTGAACGCGGTCGTAAACCTAATGTGCTGAAATTCTATATCGGTGATCAAGAACAAGAAAGCAAGGACGACAACAGCCAAGGTGACAGTCGTGAAACACAAGCTGAAATAGAACGTTTATTGGGCATGAGTCACGACATGTTCAAACATGTGGTGGCCTTGAATACCTACACTGAACCATTCTTGGCGCTAAAGCCAAATGATCAGCGTGCCATCATTGAACAACTGCTAGGTATTACCTTATTAAGTGAGAAAGCAGAACTACTTAAAGAGCAAAGTAAGGCCACAAGGGACGCCATCCAGCAGGAAGAGGCTAATATCAAAGCAGTGACTGATGCCAATAAACGTATCGAAGAACAGATCGAAAGTCTACAGCGTAGACAAATACTTTGGTTGACTAAACACAAAGATGATACACTAAAATTACAAACAGCATTAGACGATCTATTGAAATTAGATATCGATTCTGAGATCGCTGCACATAAAGAATTATCAGCTTATGACCAAAAGCGTAGAGATATCTTAGATCTAAACAAGGCCATTACACGTGCAGAACAAGATCAAAGCAGAGAAGAAAAAACCATTGAGAAGTTAAAGAAAGAAATAGAAGATCTAAAGGATCACAAGTGTTATGCCTGTGGTCAAGACTTACATGATACTAAACATGAAGAAGTATTAGCGGGTAAAGAAACCGCGCTACAAGAAGCCGCTCTACAATATCTAACAACCAATGGACAGTGGATAGAGCTTACAGGTGCACTAAAAGAGTTAGGTGACCTAGGCACACCACCAAAAGTCTATTATGATAAAGAAGAAGATGCTATCCATCATAGATCAACAGTTGCCAGTTTACAGTCACAGTTAGAAACTAAAGCCGTAGAAGAAGATCCTTACAGTGAACAGATCGCAGAAATGAAGACCACTGCTCTTGCTGAGATCGACTACACCAACATGAATGAACTCACGAGGATCAAAGAACATCAAGAATTCTTATACAAACTGTTGACCAACAAAGACAGTTTTGTGCGTAAGAGAATCATCGATCAAAATCTCAGCTACTTGAACGCGAGATTAAGCCAATATCTAGATCGTATTGGCTTACCCCATACTGTGGTATTCCTAAATGATCTTAGCGTGAACATCACTGAATTAGGACGTGAATTAGACTTTGATAACTTATCTAGAGGTGAACGCAATCGCTTGATACTTTCACTGTCGTGGGCGTTCCGTGATGTGTGGGAATCATTGTATCAACCAATTAATTTATTGTTCATCGATGAGTTAGTTGATAGCGGTATGGATGCATCTGGCGTGGAAAATGCCATGGCTATACTTAAGAAGATGTCGCGTGATGCACACAAATCAATTTGGTTGGTATCACACAGAGATGAACTAGCAGGACGTGTTAATAACATATTGACTGTGGTTAAAGAAAACGGTTTTACGAGTTATAACACTGACGTTGAAATAAAATAATTAATATAAAAGGAGTAACACATGGCAACACCAAAAGGTAAAAAACACGCCAATCCAATGTTGACACGCAATGGTAAAACTAGATTGGGTCCGCTCAATGTCAAACAACTGTCTGAATTATTAGAAAAAACGCAACAAAAGAAAAACAAACGCAAGATCATCAATCAAATTGCTCGTAAACAAGCAACATTAGCAGTTTAACTTAAAGGAGAGTAACAATGGCAACATTACATGAACAAATCTTAGAAGCGATCGAAACTTACAAAGCAGAAGCAGAAAAGTTTGACGGCAAAGGTGTTAAAGCAAGTGCGGCACGTGCCCGTGGCGCATTAGGTGATTTAGGCAAACTAGCCAAGGCTCGTCGTGCAGAAATCCAAGAGAAGAAAAACAGTCTATAATTTCGTGCTGGTCCACATTATGATGGCCCGCTTGTCTTTGAGATTGTTTTTATAGTAATTGTCACTGCAATGGAAATGTCTCCTATCGCATGCATAGAAACTACCTGCACGCCATGGAAATATTTCCTTCAGTGAAAGATACTGCATGTGGTTGATATCACAATGCGACAAGTATCGATCATAGATATCTTGGCTTACCTGTTGTTCTTTTGGTAATGGATCAGGATTAACCTGTTCAAGATATTCTTTAAAGTGTTTTATTTCACTAGACTCATTAAATGCTAGGGTATGACTGGCGCAATCGGCTAGAGGAATAATAAAGGTATATGCAGGTACTAGCTTAGAAGGCAGAGCTTTTCTTTGATAGTAGTCTGAATGTATGTTATAGGGCATGATGCTGTGTATGATATGGCTATGGTCGATCAACACATCCATGTTAATAGCAGAACATATCCGTTCATCTAAGATCTGTCTTATTTCAGCAAATTCTTTTGCATAATAGGACCAAACATAATAGTCAGAAGTGTGATGACCATCGGTAATATCTTCCCATGGTTTAGCAGAACCAAACACGCTGTCTGTTATAGTTTTGATTTCTTCAGCAGTTATGAAGTTTTCTTTGATGATTGATGGTAGCATAAAAGTATTTATAGGCATGGATTTTACCAAGAAAAATTACAGTATTACTCACTGGAGATAACTAATAAGTATATGACATACGCTAATCCATGGATTTATAATGGCAAGACATTTGATTCTGAGGATATCGGCGAATACTATGGCTTTATCTACCGAATAACCAACACAACCAATGGCTACGATTATGTAGGCCGCAAATATTTCGTTAAAATCAAAAAGAGACCACCTCTAAAAGGCAAGAAAAACAAGCGCAGGGAAACAGTCGAAACTGATTGGAAAGACTACTGGGGCAGCAGTCCTAGGTTACAAGCAGATATCGACACACTAGGCAAGGACAAGTTCACACGTGAAATCATACGCTTATGTGGATCACGTGGCGAAACTAACTACTTGGAAGCCTATTATCAGTTTAAAGAAGGTGTATTGTTGCGTGAAAACAACTACAATGGCATCATACAGATTAGACTAGGTAAGAATTCCGTAAAAGATTTAAAGATAGACATTTAACAGTCAATGATGCAGATGTATTTCTGTGTCCTGAGGAGATGGTAGGTAATACCTACTTGGAACGTGTAGAGAAGACTACACACAGGACGACACGGCAATCAATTAGGTGTAAAAACCAAAAGATTCGGGCTCCGAAACAAACCGACCCGAGAGCAAAATAACAGTTGGCTAACTACGGCTGTTTGAGCTACCGCCAGAAGAATCTAGAGTAGGGGGTACCGGCTGACCGCCTCCGTGCAAGTGAATGCAATCTCTTTTAGTTAGTGTGCCTCCGCACTCGGATAATGTGCTTGGTTGCAATTTGCCTCGGATAGGTAAATTGTGACTTGCATCTGGATAATGCAGAAGAGCTTAGATTAATTCAAATTAATACAAAGTCAATTAGAGTAGAAAGAAAAGCATTGAGCGCAAGCGAAAATGCAGATGTCGTAGACATCTTAAAAGAATGGAAGTTTGCTCTTTTGAGTTGTTTCTAAATTGTCTTTGATGATTTTGTTGATTATTTCACGATCTTCAACAGATAATAGCATACCATCATCGTAACTGATAGCACCTCGCATATACCAACACAATCTTAAAACGTTATCTTTTAGGGCTTTTGACTCTTTTTCCATCCTATCTAACAAGTTTTCAATTTCCTCGTTAGTAAGAGTCAAAAGCCTTATACGAAAAAATTTGACTGATTAAAGTCTAGATTGATTGAATAATCTTTGGTACATTCTGCGCAGGTCACAGGCATAGGATCAAGAGCATTGGCTTTGACTATCTGATTGACCAAATCACGTATCTCTTCATAACTCTTGCGATCAGTGTGTTCTAAGAAGTCTTTGATTAATTCTTTTTCAACTACAGGTTTACCGTCTTCAGCGGTGACTGATCTGATACAGCTAACCAGTGTGCTGATGTTGAGATCAGTGAGTTTCTTAAAACTGTCTTCGAATCGAGCTTTTTTCTCTTCAGGTGTTAGATCACTGTTTTCTACTACGCTTACGATTTTTTGTTGCTCGAAGGCGATCTGACCTGCTGTGTTGATTTCTCTAAAAGTCTGTGGTTGTATGTCAAACACCAACCCATTTAAGAAAGATTTCTTATCGTAATCGGCTATAGGTTTAAGATTGTCTAATACTTTGCGTAGATCGATAGTGTGCTCATTTTCGGCTTGACAGTTAGTACAATTACTTTTCATATCCATACCGGTACCGTAGCTGGCTAAGCGGATAGCGATCAGCACAGGATCCAAATCGACTAATGGCATGGTCCACGGATCTTTGATGCTAGGACAGCAACTACGTATCATTTCAACGATACTGCTGCCATTCATCAGCGCATCGGGCGTTTTTAGCAGTAATTCGTCTTTGACAGTCATTGGATATATAGGAATTTCACCGTTTACACCAATATCTAACGTGCCTTGAGGGTAAAAACGACCACCACTGGGTAGTTTTAAGTAGATGGCTGGCTGTCTAAAATGCTTGCTCAGCGGGTTATTAGCAATTGATGATTCCATTGGTTTTTGAACTCCATAAATAAAGTATAGTACCTTAATATTTATAGTGTAAAAACCATGGCGATTAAAATTGATGTTCCGGGAGTAGGAGAAGTATCAGTAGAAGGCATAGCGCAAGAAAGCACCATGCAGGATATCCTGTCGGTGTTAAGTAAGATGTCTAAAACCAACACTTCAAGCAATCTCTCGCCTGAAGAGAAAAAAGCTCGCGAAGAAAAAAAGAAAGAAACTAAAGCTATAACTGACTCTACTACTGCGCTGGATAAGTTTATCAAAGCTGCTAAGGATACCACTGTGGCGCAGGCCTTCATGCCAAAACAACTAAAAAGTTTTGGTGATAATCTAGTAGACATCGCTACAGAAACAGGTAAAGCATTTAAAGATATTAGTGCTACAGCAGTGCAGTTAGCTAGCAGTATCGTAACTACCTATGATCAGATGGCACAACAACCGATACAAGCTGCTGCAGGTATCATGCAGACTTGGATTGATGTTGGCACACAGATAGCTAAGATCGGAGTTGACATGATGTCAGCAGTCGGACAAGCTACTGTAGGTTGGATACCATTTATAGGTGGCGGACTAGCGCAGATCGTTAATGCATTTGGTACAGCAGCCAATCAGATCATAGACGTAGCCAATCAAGTACTGACAGTCGTTAACGGAGTATTACAGCAAGAATTCCAAAAACGTGTGACCATGCTAAACGATTTAGCTGCCATTGGTGGTAGCTTCTCGGGTGGATTAGGTCAGATGGCACAGTTGGCTAACCAATCGGGTGTTGGTATAGCTACATTCTCAGCGGCAATAGTAGCCAGCAGAGAAGAATTATTAAAAATGGGCGGTAGTGTAGGTGATGCAACAGCACAAATGGCCAAAGGATTTGCAGCACTATCTGCAGATGGTGGGCAAGCACGTGGTAGTTTATTAGCACTAGGATACAGCTTCCAACAACAAGGTGTTGTAATGGCCCAATACCTAGCACAACAAAAAGCTCTAGGAATAAACATCAATGATTTAACCAGCAATCAGACTGAATTAAATCAAGGTACTATT